ATAATTAAATGTTATTTACAATTTTGTCAAATATCTTTCTTATTGCCCATTTAACAGACTCATAGGCAATTAAAATAATTATTATTTTATACATAAAGTGTAGCCCATAATAAGTTTGCTACTGCGCCAATAAAAAACATCATCCATACTTGATTGATTACAGGCATTACACCAGCATTGCCAATCTTGCGTGGATTAACTCGGTATCCACCAAACCCATAAATCAAACCTGATCCAATAAATGCAGCTAATAATCCTGCAAACCCTTGAAACCAATATTGATTATCAGGGAAAAATACAGGATGTATAAAACCCACTAACAAAGCCATACCGAATAAATTTTTAATTACTTTCATCGTCATTATTTTTAGTTAATAAATGCGCCCATAAAACTGATACTAAAACTACAACAATAAATTCAAATAGATATACGCGCCACATTATAAAATTGTTTTACCTTTAGTTACAATAAATTCTATTTTGCCGTCGGTAGTTATTGCGCTCGTTTCCTTTGGCTTGCCATACACACGCGTTAATAATGTTTCAAGCGAATATAAACTACCTTTCTCGAGTGATTTACGCATAGCGTTTGCGATTGTCTTTTCAAGTATCGTGCCCTTTGGATTTTTAAACACTTCGCCGAGTTCGGTTAAGTCCATCGCCATCATATTTTGAATAGTGTCGTTTATTTCGCTTAACTTATATCCGCTATCCTTTAAGATTGAAACGTATTTACGCGGTCGCCCGTTCGGGTTTGCAACTTCACCTTTTTTAAATTTATACTTTTCTATGTTTTGTGGATTTGGCATAACTACGCTATTTGTACGTTATTTTTAAACATTGTTTAATTCATCGGCTTTCTCTATAATCCATCTGTTTATAGTTTCCTGTTGAAACGTTGCCGATATGAGCAAAGCGTTAAATTGTTCAAATACTTCGTCTAAAGATACATCGTTAGGCATATCAATAGTAGTTGTAATGTTGTAATGTTTTAACGTGAGTTGCATTTGTCTTTGTGTATTTGGGTTAAAAAATCAATGTGTTGTTTCTTATCGCCGTATTCAATATGGCAGTTTCTACAAAGCGCCATTAAGTTTTCGATGTTTTCCGCTTGCTTTGTCCCACCCATTCCCCTCGCGTGTATGTGGTGTATATCGTTCGCCATTTTGCCACAAATTTCACACGGAATAAAATCGGTTACATCGTAGCCAAAGTATTTAAAATATATTTTAGTGTGTGGATTCATAGGGCTTACCGTTTCTTTTTACAATTAACGAAGGGTCGAGTTTTAACATCCTATCAACTATAACTTGGCAATAATTCGGGTCGAGTTCCATTCCGTAACATTTGCGTTTTAATTGGTGGCTTGCTACCATTGTTGAGCCACTACCTAAAAAAATATCTAAAACTAAATCATTTATTTTTGATGAATAATTTATTGCTTTATTTAGCAATTCTACAGGTTTAGGTGTTGGATGGTCTTTGTCAAATTCTCTTTTGCAATTCCAAACGTTAATATCTTTCATAGGGTATTTATTATTTCCTATAAAAATAATTAATTCGTGAGCGTTAGCGTATTTATTTAATGCTTGCGTTTGAAATTCTTTATTCCATACAATAACATTTGAAATTTTTAAACTTGAATTTATACAAGCTTCCCTAAATAGATGAAAACATTTCCAATCATTAAAAATATATTTATCAGTATCGTTTGTATAAATATGAAATAAATTAAAAACATCTGTAAGAAATTTAATAAAATCAGTTTCATTCATTTTATCATTTTCTATTTCTTTCATATTAGCTTTTCGCTCTTTGCTCCACGTTCCTGATTTATAAGCTATATTATACGGCGGGTCTGTTAAAACCATATCAGCTTTTTGCCCATTCATTAACTTTGCCACTTGGTCGCTATCTGTGCTATCGCCACAAAGTAAACGATGTTCGCCTATTTCAAATAAATCGCCTAAAACGATATCAGTTTTTATTTCATCTGGGATTGAATAATTATCATCTTCGGCTTCTAAAACTTCGGCTTCAAAGTTTGGTATATCTAAACCCCACTCCGTTAATTGTTCCGCGTCCCAATTATTCGCCAAATCGTCCCAATCCCACTCGCCAAAACCAACGTTATCTTTTATAATAAATTGCTTCTTTTCATCTTCGTTTAGGTCGCTAACTTGTTTAACCCACTCGTCAGGAATATCTTTAAACCCTATTTTCTGTAATGCCTTTAATCGCATATTGCCACCTTGCACAATAAAGTTTTCATCAACTACGATAGGACGTATAAAAAGCATTTTAGGAAAATCATTAATTGAATCTACTAACTTTTTAAATTTAGCATCTTTAATTATTCTGGGGTTATTTGGATTTGGTTTTAATTTAGATAGCTTCATAAAAGTTTGTTTCGTATTCTAAAATTCTTTTTGTGTGGTGGTGGTGTCCGCTATCCCAAATCGGAGCGCACCAAATATGCGATACTGTTTTTACTTCGTAATTATTACGCTTGCATTGTTCTAAAAATGAGTGCGCCGTGCGGTGTTCAAAGTTCCAACAATCGTCTTTTGTTGTAATCGGGTCAACTTCAAACCTTAATTTTTTGCTCAAATTTTTATCTATCAAAAATGCGCTTGTGCGAATATGCGGTTTAATTAAGTTGCTCATCTCATTACAAACAACAATATTTTTAGAATACTTATCGTCAAACTCTTTTAAAAATGTTTTTCTCATAGGTAGCCAATCATCGCACACGAATAATAATTTATTCCAATCATTGCCAAAGCCTTCTAATCGTTCATTACAAATATCCTGGAAACTGCCTATATCGTAACCAACGCCAACACGTCTAATATATTTAACGCCTTTGCAAACCTCTTCAAATTCGGGTTGTGGCTCAGTATGATTTTGAATTATTACTAATTCGTAATTAAGTTGCTCGGATTGCTCCCAAGCATTTACCCAAAGTTTAATGTTTTCTAAACGATCGTGAACGTTTACTACTAATTTATTCATTGTTAAAAAGTTTTTCGCTACCTATGTTTAAATCAAATCTACGCCCCTGGTTTTTTTTCTCGTAAACTATAATAGAATCGTAACAAGTTATTGAATTAGTTGTTTGCCAAAATTCGGACAACTCATTATTGTTTGCGGTTTGAATTTTTAGATTACCTGTGCTTAATTCGTCGATATGCTTTTTAACCATATTAACAAATGTGTTTGGATTGTTGCCGTTGTAAGGGTCGGAAATATAACACGTGTGCAAATCTTCAGCCAAATAAACGCTACCCGATTTTAATTGCGGATATAAAAATTTAAAAGATGCAATTAAATCTTTCATTATGTGGCTACCGTCGTCTATAACTAAATCGGGAATCCCGTATTTGTCAATAAGCGAATTTAAAAAAAGTACATCCGCCTGGTCGCCGATTTCAATATGTATTTGTTCGCCTTCGTACTGCTTGCATTTTTCGTCTATATCAATGCCAACTATCGTAACGTCTTTGCCAAAGTAATCTCGCCACATTTCAACGCTACCGCCTTTGCTTACGCCGATTTCAAACATTGTAAACTTTTTGCCGACAAATTTAGCAAAGTGCTTTTCGTAGATATCTAAATAATGAATCCATTTATTGCAGATATTACCGCCGTTGTTTAAGAATAATTTATGTATCATAAAGTTGAGTTATAGTATTTGTAAACGTCTTTTAACATATCGCATACACATGCTGGACAATTACGATTGTAATGATAATGCGGATTAACAACACGATAAGCCTCGATTACTTCGTTATGTATGTCAGCATTAAAATTAACCAATTCGCCTGTATGTGCGTAAAGGTCGTAAATATGTTTATGCTTTTGTAATACTTTCAAATGTGGCTCGACGTCTGGGGTTAATGTCGAAAAGGTTGTATTTTTTTCGCCCCCATTCGCCGAGTGCTTCGCCATAATCTTGCCTTGCTTTTTCATTGTTTATTAAAAAATTTAAATGTTTATACCAATCCGATTGCTTTTCAACCCATAAAACAGGCGCGTCTGCATCCATAGAATACGGTTCAACCTTTGAACAAATTACAGGTATATTCTTAACCGATGCTTCGAGTAACTTTAAGTTTGATTTGCATTTACTCCAATCATTTGCCACCAAAGGCACAAGCATAATATCCGCGTTTTCGTAAATCTCCATGTATTCAGTCGGTCGCATACCAGCGTAAGCGTCAAATTGTAAACGCTTTGATGCAGTAAAGTGGTTTAACATTTTATCCCAAATTGGACGGCTTGCGTCGTCGTCTGTGTAACCTCCTAAAACCATTTTTATTTTATGTCGATGTTGTGTTAATCTTTTTATCGGATATTTTAATAACTCCAAATCGTGTTCGTGTGTGCAACCACCCGCCCAAAATATTCGAATAAAAGCATCGTCTTTTTTATCCGCTATAAATTGCCCTTCGCCAAATGGTAAGGCATTTGGGAATATCTCAATACTTTTATTAAATGGATAAATGCGCTCGGCTAAACGTTCATTTGTACAGGTAACCAAATCAGCCATTAACAAATTGTTTTCAATGCGCCCTACCATTTCTTTATATTGATTGTAGTTTAAATGGTTAGATGGTAAAATCCAATCGTCGTCCATATCGCAAACTACTTTACAATTAATAGCTTCGCGAATAGCGTTTAAATTATTATCCCAAAGCGAAATCCTGTTAAATAAAAGTATGTCGTAATTAGTAGAAAGCATTTCTTCGGTAGGATAATTTGATATAACGCCTGTAATGTTATCCATGTAACCCATCGGTAAACAAACTCTGTGATAACCGCAACCGCTATTTGGGTGTGAAATTCCTAATATTTTCATTTGATATTGTTTGCGATTATTCCAGATAAAAAAATAGTTGCTATAAATTCGGGTGCAATTGCAGGCATAAAAAAAAGTATTACCGCAACCCAAACCGACAAACAGGTAAGACAATCAAAAGGCTTTAATCTTTGCCATCTAGTGTAATTTAATTTGCGTTTTATCCAAAAGGTAATCCCAGCAATATTTATAAAATAATAGCTAAAAGAAATCGACGCAACGATAATTATTAATTTATCCATTAATAGCCTTTTTTAGTTCGTGTTTCATTTTCTTTACAACCGCAAAAACGTGATCCTTTGGAATATCAAAATACTTTGCTACATCAACACAACTGCGCAACTCAACATATTTATTAAAAATTATGCTTTCGTGCGCATCCTTTGGCGTTCCTTTTAATTTGCTTTGCAAAATACTTTCCGCAATTTGTACCGTTCTAAATGGTATCGAGTTTCCGTTTTGGCTGTTAATATATTCAAACGCTTTCTCGATTTCGTTTTTTCTGTATTTATTATAAAATGGACTGCGGTTTGAAGTTCCCATAGTCCAAATTATTTGCATTACAAAGCCTATTATATTGCCTTCCTTTGATATTTTTTTTAATTTGTTGCAATCGTATTCGAGCAACACAATAGCCAATTCCTGTTTTAAATCGTCTTGAAGTTCCACGGGCTGAATTTTCCCAATAAGTTCATTTATCTTTTCATTGTTATACAACTGCTCTATAATGTCGTTACAATTCACAAATTAAAGTTATAATATAATTTGCAATAATTCATCAATATTTTTTACTACGGCTGTTTGACCTTTCCAATTTAGATGAAATTCTATTTCTGCATCAGTTAATTTTCTCGCGGATGGCGATTTTTTCCCGTCCTTAATTTCAATTAAATAGTTTATTCCTTTGTAACCTATAACTATATCTGGAAAACCTTTGCCAACTTCGTGAGTACTAAATACGCTTAAGTTTGGTATTTTGCGAAGTGCTTTTATTATTTCGGCGTGATTACTATCCGTTCGTTTTATCATAAATTGCATTATAGTAATCTTCTCCGTTTTCTCCTGAACAATCATAACCTGAAGCGTGAGCATCTATTATCTGTTGCTTTTCTAATTTTTCTGCATATTCAAAATCTTGGTATACTAATTTGCCATTTGTAAGTAAATACTGTTTTTCTAACCATTGTACTGCTGTCATAATTATATTTTTTTAATTTTTTTAAATGAGAGGGAAGTGGAGCTACCACTCCCCAATGTTTCTACTTCTGAATATGCTGATTAAGTTAACATCACAGCAGGAAGTTCATTTTCGTCTGCTTCTCATTTTTTAGGTTTAAAATATTGTTTAGCAATCTTTAGCACTTCCCTTACTTACAAATGTTTCATTGTAGTAATTAATACCTATATTTTTCCACTTTGCTTCTTGTGGATTAGTATGATAAGCATCTATTATCTCTTGCTTGTGCATTTCTTTGGCTTGTTGATATTCTTTATTAAACTCTAATTCAAATTCATTCAAATTAAGTTGCCCATTCATAAATTGTACATAAAGAATCCCGATTGATTCTGCAAAATTTTCTATTGATGTCATTTTTTGTTTTGTTTAATAAAGTTATCAATAAAAGTTTCTACTTCGTTGCGCTGGTCTTCATTTAGATAAATTAATTTATCGTTAATACTTTCAATCATAAATGAGTCGGCTAATTCTTTTTTTAATATCGCCCTGTTTTTATCCGTTAATTTATGGTCAATTGAATTTATTATAATGTCGCATTTTATAATGTACGAATTAAATAATTCTTTTGTTGATGAAGCACAATCGCGTTTAACGTCCTCGAAATATATCTTGGCATTGTTAATGTGATGCAATGCTTTTGCAAGTGAAAAAGTGTTATCGCTAAAATTCATTAAAATAAGTTTATTTGAGTTGATTTTTTGTTGTTATAAATACCTTGTGCGCATTCAAAAATAGTTTTTCCAGCTTCATAATCTACGAGATTACGAGCAATTTTATTTATTGGTTGTTTGCCTTTATATTTTCTAAAGTCATAATTATGAAATTTGCATAAAATATTTACTTCGTCTTTCATTTCACATAAAATACCTTCTAATTTTCTTTCTCCTATGTCATTAGGCAAATTAAAATTAGTCCAATATAAATGTCTGCCTCTTTTTTTACCTTGAATTAAAGGCTCATAATATGGAGTTACATTTTCAACGCAATATTTACCTTCAAAAAAATTATCTAAAAAAATTATTTCTTCATAAAGTTTTAAATCAGGAAATAAATATTTAAAATTTTCTCTATTTTTTTGAGTAACTCTTACTTTTGAATGGCTTGGACACGGTGGAGAACTCCAAATAAAATCAAATTCTTTAAAATGTTCAAGTAAATATTGGTGCGCATCGGCTACAATAACCCTATCATTAGGGAAACGCTCTTGATATAATCGCGCTAACTCTTCATCTAATTCAACTGCCGTAACTTCGCAATCATTCCAAAGTAATCTGTTACCACCTAAACAAGCGTATAAGTTTAGTACTTTCATTTTTTTAAATATTCGTTTATAAAAATTCGTTTAAAAATATTGGTTATTGTGCTCAAATCTTTGTCGCTAATTTTTTCAAAATTATTTGCCTTTAATTTTAGAAAATCTGCATAAGGTTGCTTTTCGCCAAATAGCTCGAAATTTCGCCTTAATTCGTTTTCGTGTACTCTTACCGCCCTTTGATAATAATCAGCCTTTAAATCGTCTGTAATAGCGTGCAGAGAGTATTTTAAAAGCCAATCATACAAGTACAAAGGTAAAATTTTAAAATCGTAATCTTTTTTGCGCCATTCCTCAATTTCTTTTAAGCGTTCTTCGTCGCTCATTTGGTAAGCAATTTCTTTTAATTTCGGCGGTGGCGTTGCAAGGATGCGCTCATTGTTAAAAATTCGGTAAGCGTCCATAATTCTGCAAAAGTATGGTAGCGTAAATTGATCGTAGTGTTTGACATCCACGTCAAGTTTTCCCGTAACAGCCAACTCAAACGCTTCAATTATTTCTGTGGACAATTTATGTCCAAAATTTTTTTTAATAAAAGTAACGTTAAACATATCTTCTTCGGGTGTTGGATATTGCATTTTGCGAAGTCCAATTAATAAAAATATCCTGTGAAGTATTGGGATTAATTCAGCGTTGGATAAGGTTATAATTTTCGTCGAGTTCTGGCATTCCGTTAACCCATCTGTTGGCGTAGTCGTCCATGAGTTGTTGATTAGTTGGTTTTGCATTTTGATTTTGTTTTAGTTCGAATAATCCTTTGTAGCCATTCGCGATTGATTGATGGATAATTTCGCGCGCGGTATTCTGATTTTGATTTGATAATTTATAAAGTGTATTAAATGCGATTTGTTCTGATTCGATTGTTTTGTATGTAAATTTAAAATTTGTTTTTTTAAAATTTAACCATGTATTCCAATCATTTAAAAAATCTTCACTAAAATTATTAGTATTAATAATTTTAATAGTTTCAATTTCTTTTACTTTACTTTTCTTTACTTTGTCAGTGTTACGTACACTTTCGTAATGCGTTACATTTTTTGTAACATCTTGATTTTCACGCCATTGTGCAATTCTTTTTCTGTTATTTTCATTTTTTATTTGATACTTTTCACTAAACTTTAGTAAACTTTCATTAAAACTTTCTCCATTGTTTGAACAAATAAGCCCTAAAGTTTCCATAAACTCCCAGCATTTATTTAATTTTTTGCCTACGTTTAATTGTGATTTTAATACAACTGTTTTAATAGGTTTTTCCTGTTGAGCAAATTTTTCAAGTAAAGTGTAAAATAATCCCAAACCTTCATATCCAAAGTTTATGTATAACTCCGATATTTTTTCATCATTAAAGGCGTTTGAATCGTGTAAGTAATACTTCATAAAATAAAAAAAGGTTAGCATTGATAGTAGCAACGCCAACCTTTTAAAGTTGAAATAAAAATTTCGTTTCGGCTACTATCTCGCAACGAAATTGTATGCAAATATAAAAAATTAATTTGATAAAAAAAATTATCTACAATTTGCGTGTACACTATTAAGCGCTGGTTTAAAACGTTTTATCATATTATGTTCTATTTTTAAGGTTTCTTTTATTGTTGGATTTTCTCGAAGTATATCCATACAAAACCATAAAACATTATTAAAAGGCATATCCTTATCCTTTAAATGACATAACAATCGACCTCTTAATTTTTTTGACATTCCAATATAAACCAATTGGTCATTATAAAATAAATGATAAATTCCTAAACAATCTGGTATTGCTTTTTTGCCGTATTTATTAACAAGCATTTGTAAATTAAATGGCAATCCAATAATATCTCCATCTACAATAAAAGGATTTTCTGCTTTGTCTATGTCTTCTAAAAATTCTTGTCCAATATAAGTTTGCATAATTAAAATTTAAAATACCGTAATGAATTAAAAACATTTAAATGCGCATTTTTTAAAATAGTTCGCATTGTTTCATCGGTCATAACCCAATCGCGCAAAGCATCCCTACTATGAATTACGGTTGTATGATCGCGACCGCCGAGCATTTGCCCTATTTCTTTTAACGTGTATTTAAACGATTGTTGATTAAGTAAGCAATCCACTATAACGAATCTGGTCATCACCATTTTATACTCGCGTGATTTACTCAATACCTTTGATTCATTTACGTTCATATAATTGCAAACCTTACGTATTATTTCAAAGTGGTTTAAATCAATTACAGGCGATTCTAAAGGGTGTTCTACACAAGGGTTGCATAATATCATAATGAATCAAAATTAAAGCCGTCCCAAATGCTTGGACGTAGTTTAAAAAAATTGTTATACTTCTTGTGTTTTGCCATCAGCATACGAGCGTAGAAAGGTTTTACATCGTTTTTAATTTTAAACGAATCGTCCTTTGCTTCAATCATTGTTTGCCATCGCATACGGTTTATAATCATTTCAGCGGAAAAGTATTTGTAACCTAGTCCGTAGGCATTAGATGTAAATTGTTTAAATGCCTTGTATAAATGCGGATTTTTTTCGTGATAATTTATTATCATTTGTTGTTGTTCAGTCATTTTTTTATTTTTGAAAGGTTTGAAAATAGAGTGGGGAATCGTACACTCTTTGAGTTTTCAACTATTGCAACGGTTACAAAATCTGCAATAATCTTTACTTTTTCCCCACTCTTTGCATAAATGGTTTTTCGGTTGTAGGATACAACATCGTTGATAATAAACATTATTTGCTTATCGTGGTTTTAATGCTTGTTGTTGATGTTTTTGTGGGTGGGTGTAATGTTATTAACTCATCAGCGAATAACACTTCCATAGGGTGTTTTAATGCCTTTAAAAACGTTTGGCATTCTTTAATCTTAAAATCAATTATCGCCTTTTGTTCTTCGAGTTCTTTTAACTCTGGGTCGTTGGTTAACGAGTAATCGTATTTTGTGCCAACTTCGGCAATTTCGAGTTTAGTACCAGAAGCCGTAACGTGTGCTTTGCCGTACTTTGAAACCTCGTTTAAAATGTAATCTTTGTAATTATCGTTGTCTTTAATTTCCTTTATTAGCAAATCCATCTTTGCAAGGTTTTCGGCTAGTTTAATAATGTTACCTGTTAGGCATACATTATCTACTACTTTGTTTGCTAGATACTGAATATTTGATTTGCTGATTTGTTCATTAATTTCTGGCAACATACTGATTTCTTTTATAAAGTTTAAAAATTTCAAATTGAATTTGTGGATATGTTAGACGTAATATTATCGATTCATTTTCTGTATAACAAATTGCGTCGCAATCATACTTTGAATTTCGCAATCTGAATGGATTTGTTGTTAAGCAAATGATATTGATATATTCGCCATTTAGTTTTGCGTAGTATTTCATGGCGCGACCTCTTTATTGATTGATAAAAAATAGGTTTTCATTTCTTTACTTAATTTATATTTTTCTTCAATCTTCATAACTAAACCGCCTGATTTTAAATATTCAATTGCCTTTTGATATTCTGGAGTTGATTTGTTTAACCATGCTTTGCCATCGTCTTTTACAGGCGTTTCTACTTTGCCACTTGCTTTGTTGCCGTCGTCATCCCTCATTATGTCGTCGATTTGCAGGTTCAAAATACTACTAATGCAGTAACGCCTTGCGTAAGTAATACAACTGCCTTTATCCTGTGGCGTGTCCTTTACAGGCTTCATTGTATAGGTTGCCTCAATCCATTGCCCCGATGTGTGCATTAATAAACAATAAAGCGAATTTTCATCTATTGGAAACATTGTTAGCGCAAGTCCAGATTCAGCTAACGGCTCAGTTATGGCTTCAATAATTTTAGGTAATGAAGCGTAGGTTGATTTAAAAAATGGGTTCTCTGCGTCCTTTTTAATCCCTTCGCATTTCACGTGGAATAAAATAAGCCCTTTGGCTAGTTCGTTGATTTCGTTTGATTTCATTTTGTTTAATTTAATATTTGATGTAATTAGTTTGCGGATGTTGTTTTAAAATCTTCGATAATTGGTGTTGTTTTAATATTAACTCTATTATAGTACTCCACTTTTCTTTTGATTTCTTTACTTTCCTCTCGCGTCTGTTCGGTAAAAAAGATTTTTCCATAAAATGTAATTATTAATAGTGCGGTTGATACAAATAAAATTACCATAAGTAATGAGTTAAATTTTGCTTTAAAATTAAATCGTCGATTTTTTTTGTAAAATCAAAACAAGTACAAATAATAAAGTCGTAAATATCTTCTTCTTTATATTCACGCTCCATTTCTTCCCAATAATTTTGGAAAGTTAAAGTGTATGCGCGTGTTAATAATTCCCCTGTACTCATATCGTTAGCCTCAAAATATAATTTATCGTGTCGGTCTAGATATGCTTTGAATTGATATACAGGAATAACAAGCGAGTTATCGATGTAATTATTATCTACAATTTGAACAATAATATTATCATCTTTTAAAACGAAATCAATGATTTCAAATAATCTCTTTTTTTGCATTTTGTTTAATTTTAGTTTGTGAATAATTTTCTAACATTTTTCTTAATTCAAAATTCCCGCCGAGCTTGTCGATTTCATTTTGCGTTAAATAAACAATTAAAGGTTTCTTTTTTTGATTTTCTGGGATTGGCTTGCGCCCTCTTTTTTGTAGCATAGTTTTATATTTGGTTAAAAATTGAATCGCCGAGTAAAGCGAGAATAATAATGATGGTTACTGTGATTGCGTCTTTTGTAGATTGTTTCACTTTGTTTAGTTTTTAGTTTTAAAAATTGTGCGTCGCAGTCGCACCCCTGAAAGTTTTATTAAAATTTAACGCCTTTCATTCTTAACATTTCTTCAAGTATTTTTCTTTTTTCTGTGTAAGTTGAGCCGTTTAATTCAATTTCATTTTTTAAAAGTTGTAAAAGTTTTTCTGTAGTCATTTTGTTTAGTTTTAGTTGTTATCTTTTTGTTTGATAAATCAAAGATACAACTTTATTTCATTCTACCAAATAAAAATAAAATATTTTTTTATTTTTTTTATGTTGTTTTGATAAAAGCCAATGCAGTATTGAATTACAGGCCAAAAAAAATTTATAAAAAAACCCCGAAAATAAAAATAATCGGGGGATATCAAACTAAACAAAAACGAGAGAGTGCCAAAAGTAAATAAAAAACCCGATGTAGAAACATCGGGTTACTAACCAATATGTACACTAAACCCTAAAATACAAATCTGCTTCAGCAATTCGCCTTCGCGTCAATCCTTTTAACTCTAGTAATTCGCCACCTACTCGCGCTTTATTCCATTTTAAAAATTCGTCTTTAATACTTTTGTCATTTGGGTTTAAAACTATCTTTTTACGTAGCGTGGATTTATTAAACGCTCCGATGCCTAAATTATAAATAAACGACAAACAGGAATCAAATTGATTCTGGTTTAAATTTAAACCATGCAATGCAATTGATTTGTTTTTTAATTCCCACATTAATAACTCGTTAGCCTGTTGTTCGTTGATTGTATCGCCTAATTTAATTTTACGCCCATCCGTGTACATAGTTGAACCAAAACCTATGGTTACTACTGATGCAGGGCATAGGTAACTCTTTGGCTTATAGCCCTCAAACATTTTAATTAAGTTTATGCAGTTTTGCGATGCTATCATTTTTTTATGAGTATTACGTTACACAATATCGAACATAAAAGTGCTATTATAAGCCACATTATCCAACGATTTTTTGCGGTTACTTTATTAGATAACTTTCTATTATCCTCTATGTATTGAGCGCATTTTTTATTTACCGAAATTAATTCTAATTCGCACGATCTAATCTGCGCACTATCGCGAATAGTTTTAGTAACCGTATTTGTTTTTGTAAGTACCTGTAAAACTGCATCGCCTTTTATTAATTGCGTTTTGCTGTGCGTAAGCCAAACAGTATCAATAAAAGCCGAATCATAATCACCGCAATTTATTCTTACATAGTTAGTATCAAAACTTGTAAAAGTATCAACTTTTGATAATACACAAGGGAATGTATCACGGCAAAATTTGGCAAGGAGTTCGGGGTGTTTTGCGTTTAATTTGTCAAGTTTTGCGCTTGGGTTACAAGACCAAATCATTATCGTCGCTAGGGCTAATATCAAATATTTCATGGTAAATAGTATTTATTGATTCGTTAATAATTGCAATTGATTGAAATTGTATTGTTTTAATAACCAGGCGTTCATCCTCATCCATTAAACCCATATCGAGCAAATCAATAGCACCAAGCGCATTGTAAGCCGACGCGATATATTCGCTACTTCTGTCTTCATATTCAATTTCAATTTCATTATCCAAAATTTCTTTTAACATAATTTACCTTTTATGATTGAATAATTTTTAACCGTATAATCGCCATCGGATGCGATTTGAATGTGAGCGAAGCCGTGCATAGTATTTCCAACCAATGGCGAATAATCCGCGCGTAATTCACATAAACAACCCGTACTCCAACAACTTATTATTTTGCCGTCTAAATCCGTTTCGGGGTGGTGGCTTGGTCTATGTAGGTGTCCAACAATTAACGATTGCTTTGCCCTTAAGAATGCGCCACGCGATGGATTTACAGGGGTAAACGCTCCTTTAAAAATATGATGTCCGTGTGTGATTGATAATTTACCCGCCTTAACTAAAACCTTATCGTCTAAAATCTTAACGCCTACCGAATTTAATTGCAATCTTTCTTCTAAAAAAAAGTAGTCATCGTTCCAAATCTCTCGAACCTTTGAATATAAAAACTTTTCCCAACGGATGCAATGGTTACCTTTTAACCAATAAATTAAAGCCTTTGGAAATGCTTTGCGCAATTGAACTAAAAATTCTTTTGTCGCGTCAAATTCCTCTTTTATACTTCTTTTCTTTGGGTCTGGCTCGAACTTGCTCACAGTATGGCAATCCAGCAGGTCCCCGTTTATGAAAATAGTATTTACCTTTTCTTTTTTGCCGTAATCCAAAGCTATTGTTATTGCGTCAATGTTATGATAAGGGATATGCAAATCAGATATAAGCAAAATATTGTTACAGCATACAGGCAAAATATAAGGTTCTCGTTGTTCTTCATACGATTGCGGTAAATTATACGGATTTTTACTTCTACTTTCAGTCATGTGAAATTCAGTATTTTTAAATTTATGTTTATGTGCCGTACCTTTTTTACCTTCGATATACCTTAATGAACTTCTGCAATCTTCAACATTTTTAAATGCAAGATTGTTATCTGCATACATAATCCTAGCCAATTTTAAAGTTGGCATATTTGGGAACTCTTTTCTAAAATCCCTTGCAATATCACTTTTGCTCTTTGCCAAATAATTTACCTGTTGAATTGGTAAACAAATTCTTCATGATGTAAGCAATAGCTGAAGTTAAAGCCATCGTGCCTATTGCTTTCCAATCAAACACTAAACTACCGGCTTCAACGGTTTGATACACTACGGTAATTACTGACGATAAAACCGCCATAATTAAACCTTTTAAAAAGTCGGTTGAATTAAGATTAAACAATGTACTGTTCATAATTTACTTTTTTGATTTTTTATAAATTGAATATAAGCCACTAATAATGGCTATTAAAGACGCAATAAAAGTTAATACAGGTTGTATTTGCGATAACGATACAACTGCACAGATTCCGCTAATTGCCGTTAATGGTGGTTGGTGTTGATTCATTATATTTTATTTGCTGATGTATCTTTTATAAATAAAGGCGAATAAGTTAAAACAAAATTATCTATAACACTATCGTCAGAACCCCAATTTTGAAGTATTGTATTTGGTACAATCATGCTAAAATTTTCGTTTAAATCATGTGTCCCATTATCAGCATCTACAAACAATAATGAACATTTAACTTCAGCTTCTGTGATATTTCTATTTAATGTAATTGTCCAATAAATCGCGTTACAATCTTTTTCATGTAACAATCCTGTTTTAAATAAAATTAATTTTAAGTAATTCATAAAAAATATTTAATAAAGTATAAAATAAGGTACTCTTTGAACTGTTGTTGTAGCACTCATTGCAACAGATGAAGGTGGTGTTGTAGTGTTATTAACTATCACCGATGAAATTTTTACCCCATTAGTATTAACTGCCGATGGGGGTTCAATAAATCCTGTTTGCATTATTGTACCGCTTGCAATTGTAGGAAGTCCAGAAGCAGCACTTGCTTGATAACCTAAATAATAAGTTCCCTTTGCTAAAAAAAACGGTGTTATTGCTTGAGTTTTCCAAGTGTTTGCAGCACCATCCCAAAAAGTTCCACTATTAGCAGTAAATGTTAATCGTGTTAATGTCCCACCACTTAAGGAATATATTGCCACACCATTATAATTAGACGGAGTTACTGCAAGTGATACTAAACGGTTAAAAAATGCAATCCCTC